TGGTAGTTCCCCCAGAAGAAGTAGAACAATTCGCACAGATAGGTCTCAAGGACAAAGAGATTGCTGATTGGTTTGGAATCAACGATAACACACTTCGTTTTAACTTTAGCGTAGAATTACTAAAAGGGCGTGAAAAACTTAAAATGAGCCTTAGACAGGCAATGATTAAGAATGCTACTCATAATATGAATGCCGCACTACAGATCTTTATGGCCAAGAACCTATTGGGCATGAGTGATAGTCCATTCAACACAGATAACAATGAACCGTTGCCATGGGTAGAAGCTGATGAAGCAACAGTTGAAATAGAAGAATATGTAGAGGAACAAAATGAAGAAGATATGGATCAAGGATAAAGACGGTCGTAGACTACACACTAAGATCATAGACAGTGGCACTGTAGAATTAACAATAGCACAACCAAAAGAAGTGTGTGCTAACTGTGAAGGAGATCATGCTAGTGAACAGTGTGATCAAGACAATTGGACTCACAGTGAACAAGATTTCAATAATTAAAGACAGTATTTTAGTAGTAGGCCTAGTGTTGATAGCTGTTATTGTAGCAGTAGATCCACTGGGCCTTTACTTTTGACGCACTGTGACGCACTGTGACGCACTGTGATACACGAGAGACTGCCTCCTTCACATCAAGTTGTCAACCACAAATTTAACGCTAATCCACATTTGATTATCCAAAAAATATTTGTCCAAAAACACTTGACATTCTACTATTAAGGTGTTATACTGTAAGAACAATGGTAGACCGTGACGAGGACCTCTTGATCCTTTTTAACGGTGTTTTTAAAGTATTCATATAAATAACATATACAAATGACAGGAGAATTATATGAGCATCAGTAAATTTTTTGATATAGTACAGGAACAGAATCGTTACTGTAACCACAATGGTCAAATACCTAGGAGCACATTTATTAATCGTTGGCACAGTTTGACCAATGGTGACGTACAAGCAATCCTAGTTGGAGCCACAGAGTTTATGGGCATACGCAAGGTAAGTGATAGAACATTGTTACAACAGATACGTAGAGTGGGTGAATACTTGTTATCCAATCAACAGTTCCATAGTAATGTGTGTAACCCAAGTTTGAAAGATGAGAAGAACCTTGTAAGAGAATATGGCAAGAACTTTACTACAGTTCCAGACAGTGGCAAGAAAATTAAAACTGAATTCTTTCAAATGATGATGAGGTTCAGAGAACTATACAATAGAGAAATGAATATCATTATTGACAACAAAGACAGTGACATTGGTGTGTATGATTTAGATTGGGATGGTCTTGATCCTGAATGGATTGCTCCTACACAGTTTGAAAAGGTATTTGAATATGAACATTGAACCTATACACAGCAAGGACGGCAAGACCTATTGGATTGAAAGTGGAGACACACTATACGGAGAGAGACTCAAGCACGGACAGTATCAGAAGACCAATTGGCAGTTTGCTCAGACAGTATTGCCTCAGACTCGCAGAGCTATAGACATAGGATCCAACAATGCTTGTAATGCTGTTAACTACGCAGAGGTATTTGAAACAGTAGAATGCTTTGAACCTACACACCTTGCCCAAGAACTTTGGAGGAGGACTGTGAGCGGATGCGGCACAGACAATGTCACACTCTATCCTGTAGCACTAGGAGAAAGCACACACACTTCTGACATCATACTACACGAACGCAATGGTGGACATAATCATCTTGCTCACTATGATAAGAATCCTAGAGCAAGAGCCTCCCAACGAAAACAACAGCAGGCTGTGAGTGTTACCACCCTAGACAGTTTCAAATTTGACGAGGTAGACTTTATTAAAATTGATGTAGAAGGATATGAATGGTTTGTCCTACAAGGAGCAGAGGACACTATCTATCGCAACCGCCCTCTACTACAATTAGAAATAGTAGCACACCAATGTTCAAAATTCAATTACCGTGCTGAAGAATTAATTGAGTATATCCGCAGTTTAAACTACCGTGTGTGTTCAAAACGAGATGGTTGGTTAGACGGAGAGTTTACCAACACATACAAATCAATTCTACACAACGGTGTGCCACGCAAAGGTGATATGGATTTATTCTTTGTGCCTTGTGAATGGAATCCAAATATATACAACAACACATTTGAATCAATGTTTGAAACAGAGGTGTTATTATGACCACGAATTATCTTCCATTTCCAAAACGTAAATGGAACAAAGGTGACGGACAAGGACCTTACTATGATCCTTCAAGACACAACTATACAGACCAAGAGAAACGCAATAGATACTATGCCTATCTCAAACACAGAGTACAAGCACGGTATAGAAAAGAACACTATGAGCTAACACCAGACCAATGGTTTGAATTATGGACACCTGAACTGTTTGCTCAGAGAGGAAGAGGCGCAGACAATCTAACACTATATAGAGTAGACCCTAGTGAGGGATGGAGTTTCTCAAACTGTGCTATTACAACACGCAAGAAGTTCTTAAATTCTAACGGATTTAGAAAAAGAGGCCAGGAAGAAAGTCTTAAATAATGAAACTAAGTGAACCGCAACAGTTAATCGCCAAGGATGACTCACGTTTTAAATGTGTCGCCGCAGGCAGGAGGTTTGGTAAATCATTTCTCAGCCTAAGAGAGATTTGCTACCGTGCTAGAGAACCCCTTAAAGATATTATGTATGTAACCACAAGCTATCGTGCGGCCAAGATGATTATGTGGAAGCCTCTCAAAAACAAATTAACAGACCTACGTTGGGTACACAAAATAAACGAAACAGAACTTAGTATCAGTCTTAAAAACGGTTCAACAATCAGTCTCAAAGGTAGTGATGATCCAAACAAACTTAGAGGTATTAGTTTGGACTATGTTGTGATTGATGAAGCCGCTGACTGCCAACTTAGTGAACTATGGGGAGAGGTACTACGTCCAGCTCTAGCTGACCGCAGGGGCGGAGCCCTGTTTATTGGCACTCCCAAAGGACTGGCCAACCCATTCTTTGACCTATATACGTTCGCTAACGAACCTAACAATAAGGATTGGGCGGCGTTTCAATACACTACAGAAGCAGGAGGATTTGTTACTGTAGAAGAACTAGAAGCCGCACGTCAAGACATGAGTGAAAAACAGTATCGTCAAGAGTTTTTGGCTACATTTGAAAGTTTTTCCAACAGATGTGCCTGGTCTTGGGATAGAGAAACAATGATACAAGAACCTAAAGTCGTTGACACAAAGAACTTGATAGTAGGAATGGATTTCAATATTAATCCATGTGTTGCGGCTATATGTATTCAACAGGCAGACACACTGTATGTAATTGATGAAATTAAATTACCTAATTCACATACTGCTGAGGTAGCAGATGAACTTCGTGCTAGATATCCTCTCAGTAAAATAACAGTCTTCCCAGATCCTAGCGGAAGTAGATCACAAACATCAAGTGGGGGTGTAAGTGATCATTTAATATTGGCAAACAAAGGTTTTGTTGTCAAAGCCCCACGCAAACACGATCCAGTCAAGGACCGCATCAATGCTATTAACGCTCGTTTTAAGTCAGCAGACGGTAAAAACCACCTGTTTGTAAGCCCAAAGGCTAAATACGTTATAGAGAGTTTAGATAAACATACCTTCAAAGAAGGGTCACAACAGCCTGACAAAGATTCAGGCTATGACCATATGTTTGATGCGTTGTCATATGCTGTGGCATATCTGTTTCCAATTAGGAAAACAGTAACAGTACAACAACCAAAAACCTGGGCTGTAAGGTAAAGGAAAAATATAAATGGACGCCAATCAAATAATACAAAATCAAATATCAACTTTGCTCAGCTCTAACGATATCTACAGTACATATAGAACACGTTGGGAATTTGCTTACCAAAGTTACCTAGGTGGAGAAGTATACACAGAAGCTGGACACCTAAACACATATCAACTAGAAACACCAAGAGAATACAACAACAGACTCAACACTACACCTCTGGAAAACCATTGTAAGAGTGTTATTGCTGTTTACAATAGTTTCTTGTTTAGAGAAAAACCATACAGGGATTTAGGCAGTTTTTCTAACAATCCTATGATACAAGAATTTATGAAAGACGCTGACCAAGATGGACGCAGTCTTGATGAAATCATGCGTGAAGTTAGTACTTGGGCAAGTGTTTTTGGACATTGTTGGTTGATCCTTACAAAGCCTAATCTAGAACTTGCTACACAAGCTGACGAGCTAGAAGCAGGTGTAAGACCATACCTAAATATGCTTACTCCTTTAGCAGTAACAGATTGGAATTGGTACAGAACACCAATTGGAAAATACAAATTGGATTACCTAAAATATGTAGAAGACTTTAACGGTAGTGTTCAAACATTTAAAGAGTGGTATCCAGACACTATTATTACTACCACAGTGGACACAGAAGAACAAAGTATTATTTCAAGAATAGAAGAACCTAATATGTTGGGAATGATCCCTGCTGTTTGTGCTTACAATCAACGTTCTGATGTTAGAGGTATTGGTATCTCAGACATTCAGGATATTGCCTACGCACAGAAAATGATTTACAACTGTACAAGTGAAGCAGTTGAAGCGATCAAACTAGACACGCATCCAAGCATTGTCGCCACACCTAATACAAATTTAGGAGTGGGGCCAGGTTCAGTTATTCAGAT